ATCGGCTTCCCTTGCCCGGACAGCGATCGCGTTAGACATGGCGCGGACGCAGCCTGTGAAATAGCGAGCCGTCTGGCAAAGTGGCCGTACGGCAAATGTACGGCAAAGATGTAGGCGCACTGTGGTGGACGGGCAAGGACAGGAAAAGGAATAGTTGCAATGTTTTCAGTGGCCTCGAGAAATGCCAATGGACAGCCATGGACTCATTATCAGCCCTCTCACGGCGAAAACAGGGGTTCGAGTCCCCTAGGGAGCGCCACCTAGTACTCGTCTGCGAACACCAAGATTGCCCGTGCTGGCTCGCTAGAACGGTCTTTTCGAGCAACTCCTTGCTTCCTTTGATACGTACTTGATGGTCGTCAATTTCGATGACATCGATGAGCGACCGCAGGTACGCCTTCCGGAAGGGGACCGATCCGGTGCTGAAGCTCTCCCGCATCGTACGGCCGAAACGCTCGATCAATCCCGGATCGATCTGGATCTGAGAGGCTGAATGCTCCTTGGCCCGTTCCAACGCGGCTTTTGCCCGGTCCCGATCTGCCTTTAGTGTGTTCAACCGGTCCTTAAGCACCTCATCAACATCTGTCAGCCCGTCCTCGACCAAGCGGTACAACCGTTTGAGTTTATCTTCGGCATCGGTCATCTCCCGCTGCAGAGCCGTAATTCGTGCATTGAGAGCTGCCGCCTGTACCGCGCGACGAGATGACAGCGATGCAAGGATTGCGGCAATCCGCTCGGGCTTAAAGAGACGCTCGAGCAGGTGTTCGGTGACGAGCGTGTCGAGCTTCTGCATGGCGATCGAGCGCCCTTTGCACACCGTTTTGCCCTTGGTCGCGCAGTTCGAGCAGGTGTAGTACCGATACACTCGTCCACCTTTCGAGGTGCCGGTGCGCAAGGTCATGCCCCCGCGACAGGTCGCGCATACGGCCAATCCCGTAAGCAGAATTGGGCCCGTTGTCACCCGCGGCGCTTGTCTTTTTGGGCTGCGGGCTTGCAGTTGCCGCTGGACCTGCTCGAAGGTGTTGGGCTCGATGATGGTCGGAACCGGGATCTCCACGACTTCATTCTCAGCTTTTCTCTCGCCTGTTTTTGACGAGGCCTGGTTAAACTTCCATCGGCCGATATAGATCGTATTCGTCAGCAGCTTGTGGACCGGACCAACACCGAAGCTCCTACCCCTTCGGGTCCGATACCCACGGCCATTCAGCCATTTGACGATTTCCTTGACCCCAAGCGCGCCCGAGCTGCCGTCGCCGAGAAGATATAGCCTGAAAATGAGCCGTACCGTTTCGGCTTCAACCGGATCGACTGCGAGTTTCTTTTTGATCTTTGCACCTCGCTTTTCGGCTTCGATTAGCTTGTAACCAAGTGGAGGCGTTGCCCCGTTCCAGAACCCCTGGCGGGCGTTTTCCTTCATGGATCGGATGACGTGTTTGGCGTTTTCCTTGGACTGATATTCATCGAATAAAGCGATGACCTTTCGCATCATCGCATGAACCGGTTCGGTTTCGTCACCAACGGGCTGAGTTATGGAAACGACCCTGACGCCGTGCTTGGCAAGCTTGCGCAGATAGAATTCCTGCTCGAAGGCCTCGCGAAAGAACCGGCTATAGCTGTGGACAACAATGAGATCGAAGGCATGCTCACCATCACATGCGCGTTCGATCATTTGCTGGAAGCTCGGCCGCCGATCATCGCCGGCAGAGGCACCAGCTTCGATGTACTCCGCGACCACGTGATGCCCATTCGCACGGCACCACGACTTCAGCTGGCTTCGTTGATCCGGAATTGAAAGATCGTGCTCAGCCTGCCGACCAGTCGATACGCGCATGTAGAGGGCTGCACGCAACGTTGATTGCGACACCCCATGGACGAGATGCGGGGATCGACGATCAGCGATCATGGGTTTGGGCCTTGTATTCACTGCATCCCATCTTCGCAATTACCTAGGCTGCGGCCAAGAGCTACTTGTCGATGTCATTGCTATTCCACATCGCATTTGGCTGTCTCGCTTGCAGCCTTGTCTGTCTCTAACTCCATCTGCTCGAATGATTCATCCAAAAGCGCAGCCAAATACGTCTCGATTACCCTGAGTTCTCCGGGAAGCACGGCAATGTCCGCAGGAAAATCGTCGACTACCTGCCAGGCGGGCTGCCGCCGCTTCGCGGCTCTAGCGAGGACCCGGCGCGCGGATTGCGCTGGGCGATCCGACGGACGGAAGCCAGCTCGATGCCGCAGGCCGGGAGAACGGCCGACCTTCTGGCCACGACGGGATGTCGTGCGCCTTGCGGGTGGTAAAGATGGTCGAGCCCGGTCTGATTCGGGCTGGCTCTTGCCGAACTTGGAAGCGGCTATCCGCCTCATCATAAGCGTCCGCCCTTGGCGTCGTCATCTACGCATCCGTGGGGATGCGACCGATCCAATCTGGACAACGGCTCGCTGGTGACTTTCAAACCGGCCTGGTGATGGCCGGTGCCTTGTCACCAGCAGGACGCTCCATCTTGCTTTTTGGGGTGTATGCGATGGTGCAAACAGGCCTAAGCGAGCGGGAGGCGGTCCGAACAATCGCCGACGCTGAGGTTTTCGCGCATCACGAACGACAACCTTGGCAACGGCCTTCCGGTCAAACTTCGCGACGTGCGCGCCAACGGGCTCTCTGGCGCAAGTATCAGCGATTGCGGGAGCAAGCGAAGGGGCCTGACCCGATAGCTCGATAGCGTGGCATTGGCGTGATCGATTTTGAGATGTTCCTGACTGGACTTGGGCTACCCGCGCCTTCGGCTGCGCCGAGTGGTGACAAGCCGCGCGCACGCAAATAGGCGGTTTGCAAGTCACCGAGCTCGCAGCGCACGACGCTGCGCCATGAAGAGATTCTACACTATCGAGCAGATCGCCGACTGCCCTTTCGCGCCCCCTCTGGCGGATGCAGCCCTTGCGCGCGAGCAAGCTAATCGTGAGTAGATGCACAGCAGTTCGTAGGAGTTTCAAATATCAAATCATGCACGATCGGTAACAAAAGGCCCCCTATGACGAGGTATGGGCGGTCGATCTTTTACGACAGGGAGATGTTCCTCACGATCTGCGGCGCGCACGATCAACGGCATCGTCCGGATCTCTTCGTAATTGGGAAAACTACAAAGGGAAGAGAGCAATGCCAAGAGGATCGAAACCTGGTGAAAGGCGCGGCGGCCGCCAGCGCGGTACGCCAAACAAGAAAACGGCACTCAGAAATGCAGCACTCGCCGCCGCTGCCGCGAAACCGGAAATTTCGCCGCTCGAGTTCTTGTTGGGCATCATGAGAGATCCCAACGTATCTTCCGAGTGGCGCATCAAGGTTGCCCAGGCAACGCTCCCCTTCGTTCACGCGAGGCTGGGAAGTGCTCGTCCGGGCGATCCGGCGGCAACGGCGAAGCTGATCGATGGCACCGGCGCCTTTACCATCGACAATGCAGAGGCGAAGGCATTGCGAGACGACTATCATCGCCTAGGCGAACTTGTGCGCAAAAAGTGCGGCGACCCGCTCAGTGCGGCTGAGGTGGAGGAGGAATCCGGACTTCGCGCACGCATCTATGACAGGGCAGGAGCGATCGGGCGCCCGACGGGCTATGGGCTAAAGCAGGCCCAAAAGGATAGCAATCGACTCCATCAGCTATACTGCAAGCGCATATCGCCTCCATCATGTGGAGGTGGTGCCCTGTCCGATGCCGAAGATGCCGAAGAAGCGCAGTTGAGGGCGCGGGTTGCGGCGTTCGACGAAAGTCCTCAGGGGTGCGCCCGGCGCCGGATTCGTGACATAGAAATGCAGGACTTTGGCGGAGGGCGCAGCGCCGCCGAGCAAAGCGAGCTTGATAACCTACGGACGCTCTACCCGGATCTGCCGCTTGATTCGGACGACCCGCTCACGGAAGCGTTCGAGGCTTGGCGCCGAGTGGCTGCTCAGGGAAAGGCTGGCGCATCCAAGCTGGATAGATCGAGACCTGGGCTTTCGGCCATCGCTCGTCCGCTCTCCGATGACGATCAGCCGTGAAATCCTCGCTGTGTTCCAACCCGCCAAGCGCGTCTGACCAATCAAAGTTGGATACTGATTGCGGATCACGACCGCAGGAAAGTTACCCGATGTTCGATTGCACCCCGTCGTCATGATCGTGTGGCGGATCAGAGCAAAACATCTCCCTCCGCAATATCGGTATAGTCGACCTCCAGCGGCTTGGTGCTTTGCGCCTCATGAACATCGGCGGCCTGCGGATCAATATCGTAGATGCGTGAGGCTGCGTCGATCAGGTCGTCGTGTAGCGCAAATGGATGCCGCAGCAACTCATCGAAGAAGACGCACGTGAGGTCGTAAATATTGCCCTGCTCGTCGCGGCGTTGCAGGGCCGTCACAATGCGGTAGTTCTGTCCCGTCCCCTCGCAATCTCTTTGCCGCCGAGTTAGCCCGCGCATCGGGCGAAAGGTGATTTGCCCGATATTGTAGGCCAACGCGGGCTTGAGGGATTCGGCGAGATCGTCGTCGCCGGCCTCTTCGGCCGCCTTGATCCTTTCGGTTAACGCTTGCTTCTCCTTCTCGGTCCATATCGACCAATAGCAGATCCGATGCCCAGGGGCCCCAAAATCCCCGTTATAAGCCACGCAGGGAAAGAGGAACCTGCGCTCCCGGATGTCCGGCTCGAGCCGTCGGATGCGGTCGGGTTTGGCATGCTGGCCTCTTTGTTTTGTCTTGAGTTCCTCTATTGGGAACCAATTGTTCTCCCGTGTCATCATGTCCTGCATGACTTCTAGATCGACCTGCATGCCGTAGCGTTCGTACCCGATCTTGACTCCTTTTACGCTGGGGTGGCGCTCCCATTTGCGCTTGAGCTGCTTGATGTAGTCCCACCGCTCCGAGAGCGTCATGCGGTGGCGCACGCCATCGAGCAGATACTTGTTTGAGCCCTGGTCGATGCCGATGACGGCAATTGCAGTGCGGTCCGAGCGCTCAGTTACCCCCATCGAGGGATCGACGAGCACATAGACGTTCATCACCGCAGGGATCACATCGTAAGGCGTGAGCCACAGCGAGGAGAATGTCGCCTCGTCGCAGGCGATCGGATTGAGGAGCAGCTGTGCGCTAACAGTCGACCTCTGGTCGTTCTTCAACTGATTCCACCTCTCTTGCGGCAAAAACACCGGCTTGCCCGTGAGCGTGCCGTCGTCGGTGGCGGGATAAATCCGCGCCTTCATGCTTTTGCGGTTGATCACCACCCCGCAGGTATCGGCGAAGTGGTAGCGGGTTGCCGCCATCCATTTGCGCACGCCAAGGTGCGAGCCAAGGTTGTCTGCAAGCTCCCATCTTTCAGTAGTTTTCCGGATCTGGTCGTCCGAGAGATAGTCCTGCGTCACCACGTCGTCATAGATGTGCAGGCGAAAGTGCCGCGAGGTGGGCTGGCCGTCGATCAGGCCGTGCGCCTCGATCGTGGCCTCCTTCGGATTAGACTTGCGCTTGACTGTGATGCCGCGCGCGACGCCCCATTTTGCCGGGCGGCCGTCGCTGCTGTTCTGGCGAGGAAAAGCATAAAGCACATCAGGGTAGACCTGCTTTAGCTTTTCGTTCCGCTCGAATTCCTCGTTGATCTGATTGAGGAAGGCTGCTGCGATCGGCTTGATGACCGAGAATATTGCGATCGTGATCTCGGGATCGCACATCACCTCCTGGATTGCGCCGGCGAACGTGATGATCGTCGACTTGTAGTGGAAGCGGGCCCATAGATCAATGTAACCGTCGGGATCGCGCTCGACCTCGCGGCAGCGATCGAACAGCCAAGGGTGTTCTGCGTCCTGACGCCCGAGCAAGACGGTCAGCAGGAAATAGCGGTCGTTGCAGCCGAGCAGCGCAAGTTCGCCGTTCAAGGGGGAGAGTTTTCGCGCCGTCTCGGCGTACCAGGCGGAGGTCTCCTGGTAGTCGAAAGTGGACAGTTGCTCCTGAATGAATTTTGCCAGCCATTCATTGCTCGGATTGCAATAGCGCTCACCCCGTAGTTTGCGAATGATCCGGCGTGAGGTATCCCAGCATTCCCGGTTGCGGCCAAGGCGAGGACCATCCGCATCGATCAGCTTGATCACAGTCGGATCGAGCGGAGGTGTTGATCCCTGGCGAGTATTCGGGGCGGAGACGGACTGGGGCATTGCGAATCAAGGGGTATCCGGGGAAAAATCTGCGCATCCGACAGGATGCGACCGATCCAATCTGGAAAAGATCGCTGGTGACTTTCAAACTGGCCTTGTGATGGCCGGTGCCTTGTCACCATAAGGACGCGGGGCGTTCTCGATGAGGTAGGCAAGCATGCGATCGAAAAGAAAGCGCGCCGACAAGCGGAGCAGGTTATTCGAGCTGCCAGCAGAGGATATTCTCGAGGCTGAGCGCAAACAGCTTCCATTTTTCGAACCCTATGAAACAGGAAAGCTCCTGGCCGATGCAGCAAGGGCAAACAACGGACCCGCGAGCGATGCCGCGATAGCGGACGTGTACAATGAGCATTGGCGAGCCCAGATAATTCAACTCCTTCGTGCATTGGGATGTGATCCGAATGACAAACAGGTCTGGCCCAAGGCGTTCATGAAATTAGCAAGGCTTCATCACAATGTTGGAAGACTAGTTCACCGCCTGCGGTCACGCCCAAATGCAAAAGTTTGGACCCCGGAGGATGAGGCCAATTTTCTTCTCGGGGTGTACGCGCTTGCTATTACAAAGGCGGCAATTACGTGGCTCGCATTCTCAAAGGCTCCAACCCAGCTGACTTGCCGGTCGAACAGATAGACA